AGATTGTATCCTGGCATAACTGGCTGTGCTTGTATAGGTTGTTCCTCTATTGGTGTTTCTTCGCTTGGATATAAAATTTCCATAATTTCCAAATCATCAGCAGGACCGTTGCCTCCTCCCATTTCTCTTTCTAAAGAATCAACTCGGCCTCTCATTCCATCTAACCCACCAAACTTTGCAAAAGCAGGTGATACATTAAATGTTGGTGCATCTGGATTGACATTTGCAAATCTTAAAGCCAAACTCGCGATACCTGGAACTCTCATGAAATCTCCGACCCTGCCCATACTACCAACGTAGGCACCAGTTTTTGAGTCATAAACTTGTTCATTTCCAAACGCATCTATACGAACTGTTGGATTATTAACTTTAGAAAAGACTGATGGATTTTGTGCCACAACTGTTTCTAGTTTATCTTGTGCCGCTTTCTGCCGTGTCTCGGCAAAAGCTGGTCCGCCTTCGTCAGCAAAAGTTTGAGTGCCTAAATAATTAGTTTGTGTGGGAGTATATCCACTATCAAAACTTTTTCCACGTTGCTCACCGCCTTTGGCTCCTCCTCCACCGTAACCACTGCCTTGCCCTTTTCCCATGCCCCCAGTAGCAGCTTGACCTTTACCAGATCCTTGAAAACCTTTACTATCACCATAATCAGGCATTACAGTCCTCCGTTCGGTTTTATAATGTTAGAAGTAATCTTATCCATGTTCGATGTAATTTTTTCAGCTTTATCCATAACTTTATTTATAGAATCTTTTTCTAATTTTTCTGTTGCAATTGCGGATCGAAGTGCAATGGCATCTTTTTGTTGATCTATCTTTGCACGATCAGTTGCTTTTTTATCACGTGCCTTTTTCTTTTCAAAGCCTAATCTCTCACTCGCCTCTTCTGCTTTTCTCATCATGTCTTGTTGTTTAACTTCAAGCTCGTCTCGTTTGAAATCGAGCAACGGATCGCCGCTTGATTGTTTTAATAGCTCTTCATACTCTGCAACAAACTCTGCAATTAATTCTGACTCACGTTCAGCAACTCGTGATTGCATTTCCATCATCATCTGTTGTTGCATCATCTGTTGTTGTTCAGGCGGCAACTGTTGCATTTGTGCCATAACTTCTTGTTGTATTTCTTCCTGAGCTTTTAGCGATATGTGCTGCATGATGTGCGCCTGTAAGTTTGCCATGACAATAGGACTCGATTTAACAACAGTGCTGTGCATCATGGAAAAGTGTGCCTCAATGTGAGCATCGTGATTCTGACCAGGAAATGCCTGTGCTGGCATACCTGCAAGTATCTCAGAGTTTTCCGTTGCAGGATCTTTTGGCTGTGGTTGTTGAGGTGGAGCTAAGATTGCGTCAATATTTTGCACACCCATCGCTTCATACATTCTTCGATACGCTTCATAAATATTGTGCATTTGCGGTGCTGCTTGTGCTAACTGTAATTGTTGTTGAGCCAATGTCACACGTTGTGTAACAGAAAATATGTTAGGATCAGATACAGGTATCACATCAATACGTGCATCAAAGTCTTGTGCTTTGATCGCTTGATTACCACCAACAATCTGATACGGATAGACTGGTGGTAAACTTTCTGCAAAAAGTTTTGCAAGCAACTTAAATTCTTTGCCTTGTGCAGCGTGCATTCTTTTGTGAATAGCAGACATCACTTTCATACCACGCTCTAATAACGCCATGGTTGTACCCACTGGGTTGACTTCATTGCCTTCACCAAGTTTCATGTCAGCCACAGCTGCAAAAGATTTACCGCTGTCGATTACAAAACCAAGTAAATTAAATAACGTGCCTGATGGTTCTTTGTAGGGCAGTGTCATCAAAGATGCACGAAGATCACCGGCTGGTGCATCTACATCTCTAAACTCTCCAGGAACTAGTGGCTGATCATCGTCACGTATTCTTAGCCCGCGAGCTTTAAACCCAGCAGGTAAGTTGACGAGTGTCCCTGCATCAATAAGCTGTCGTAATACAGAGGTTGCGGTTTTTGTGAGACCACCCAACATATGGATAAGACCAAAACCATAAAAACCAAGACCTGGCAAAAACTTGTAATGAACGAAATATTGTTTTTTAATTTTAAGTGGATCAGTCTCATTCCAGTTTCTTCTTATTGATAATATTTGATTTGAGTTCTCCTCTATAGTTACAATGTATGGTAGACGAATTCCAGTCTCTTCGCCTGCCTCATTGGCATCCTCGTATCCCGGCAGGTCTAAATCTACGTGCATCTCAAGAAGTGTATACACATCGTCTTTGGTGTATGTTTTTTGTTTACCATCTAGCTCGTCAATTTTATCTTGCACCTCGCTTGGGTCACCTTCAGATGGTTCACCCACAGGAATATCACGGTAAAAACCTGACACCTGAAACTTACGCAGGTCGTTTGACATCATCTTTACAACATGTGTAATTCTAGAACATGTGTGCAAATCTGTTGCTTCGTATGGCACAACCAAATCTTCTGACGAGACAAACTTAGAAACAGGTCTGCCTAGAGTGTTGTCAAAATATATTTTACGAAACGCCGAACCAGATAGGGGGAGATGAAAAAGCATTTGATCTAGTTCGGGCTCGTATTCCTCCATGACGTGGGTAAGTTGGAAATTCATAAACTCTTTTACACGTTGTGATTGTTGTTCTACTTGCGGGTTGATAGCGCCCATGATTTGTGTTTTTACAGGACCGCCTGCAGGAAATAATTCTTTGTAAGATTGTGCTTGAAACTGAGTGACTGATTCTGCAAGCAATGGATGAGATACACCAGATGCACCAGGAAAAGGATTTGTTCGATCTTCATACTGCATGCCTAAAAGTTCTAGCCCCTCTGCATAAGTTGACGACCAATCACCTCTTGATTCCTTGTCACCCTCGTATGCATCAGACAACTCTCTTGCGATCATTTCAAGATCGCCATCGTTCATGTTCTCAGCTAAGTTTTCGTTGTGTCCGCCCATCATTGGTTGAGGCGAACCAAAGTCTATCGTTGCACCACCGTCAGCATCAAGCTGCGGATCACCTTCCATAATATCTACTTCTTGCGCTCTGATGTCGAACTTCATTTGTTCTTTGAGCGGCATCTCCCTGTCTATAGCCATGTTACGCCCTCAATGATGCTATGCCTTGGTCCCTGTCTGGCATTCTTTCGCGAGCAGCTTGTAAAATATTTTCGCCCTGCTCGATTACGAATTTTTTAAAACCCTCTTCGCCCAAGTATTCACTTGGTAGTTGGTTCATATCATCTAATTGATTATAAATTTGTTTTAAATATTCTATTGTGCCAGCGTCAGCTGTTCTTAACATTCCTTCGCTTTCTAACATCTCACGTAGTTCCATTGGATCTGTTTCAAACATTCCGCTTGGATCATCAATCATGTCAGTAGGCACTCTCATCTCTTCATCATCACCACGCGCCATTCGCATGCTGCCTATTCCTGCGCGACTATCTTTTATGCGAGTATCTTGTCTCATACTAAACTACTTTTTCTTAGAGCGTTTGACGCCCTTAATCTTACCCTTGTTAATGCTAGCATAGAATACAGTCTTTCCTTTCTTTTTACCATAAGTTTTTTTCATGGATTTTAATATTTTCTTACCCTTCTCGTTCAGTGGCATCTAGTCTCCTCCAAAACTCGTCCAAAGCGTTATGTTCGCAGTTGTTGCAGCCACAATCTTCGATTTTGCACGAGCCTCCATTACCGCAGTGACAGTTGTGTCCGCAGTGTTTACACGATAAATCATCTAACATTTCCATCGTTTACGGGCCTGACGCAGTCTAGAATTAGGGTCTTTAGCAGCTTTTGGAAACTTTTTCATTTGTCCTGCGCTTCTTGCACAGAATGATTTACGTCTCTTTGCAGCTTTGCTTCCAGGTTTGACCTTGCCCGTAACAGCTGTTTTTAATTTACTTCCTGGGTTATCACGCCGATATTTAGCGACACCTGCTTTTGTCATGCCGGCGCCTGCCTTCGTTGGCCTGAAATACTTTTTAGTTTTTGGTGGTTGTTTATCCCTTTTTCTTGCCATGACTTTTCCTAATAGCTTCTTTGCCTTTTTTAAATATGTTTGCGACTTGCGTTTTGCCCATTACTTTAGCACGTTGCTCACCAACTGTTAAGATTTGTATTTTGCGCGCAAACGGTTTAGAAACCTTTTTGACCTTCGCCACAGTCTTCCGGGCGTCTTGCGGAGTCGCGAACTTAATACGTACAGTGTCCTTCGGATTTTCATCTGTGTATAGTCTCCTTCCTGAGCCTTTTGGTTTTTTACCTGTTCCGACTTTTGGATCTTTTGCCATTTTTCAAAACACTCTTTAAAGTTTTAGCTTGTGCCGCATGTGTCTTTGATGCTTTGGACAAACCTTTAATGATTTTTTTAATTTTAGATTTACCTTTAGAAATTTGTTTTCGCATCTGAGATCTGTTTATTGTCATTAGATAATACCAAGTGATTTGTAATAGTTTCGAACAGATGGATTACCAATACGTCTAGATGTGCCCTTGCCCTCTGGGATTTGCACATCGATAAAACTACCCATGTATCCTCCATCAGCTGCCTTTTTTCTTTTCTTAAATGTTGCAACGTTTGTTGGTTTACCACCTACACCTTGTGCCTTTGATCGTTTACGAGAGACAGCAGATTTTATTTGACTCTCTGTCATTCGATTAGCTTTTGCTCTTGGCACACATTTTGGATATTTTCTTTTAGCGTCTTTCTTTTGTTT